AAAGGAGTTATCCGTGCATTATTTGACCATGTTCGGGACGCTATTGCAAAGCGCTCTAACGACTAAAGTACCGCTTTGGTTTGCGTTGATGTTGGCGGTATCACTTGCTTATGTTGCGAGCCGACCGCCCGTTGAACGCGTTGAGACTAAGATAGAATATAGAACGTACTGGAAACCGCCGATCATCAAACGAACGTTACCGCCTAACAAGATCGTAAACTACGCACCCGTTCCAATCGCACAGACCCGAGTCGATACCGTTCGCGTTCCGATTCAGTTGACATCGTACCAGTTATGGCAACCCGAACAAGTCCAGACGCGCCGTAATTCGATTGTAGTGCGTTCGTTCGACCCAAGTAATATGATTTATCGCGATTATACTTTCAAGCCCGTACAAGCGAAATTTGATGCGTCTATAGAAGCCTATGCTCTGTATCCAATGCGTGTCGGACTGGATGCAACCGCGTGGTATCGAAACGTCGGTCTTGTCGGTCGCATCGAGCAAGGTGAATCACTTTATTACGGCGTCGGGCTGAAATATCGGTTCTGATTTTTTCCAGGTTAAGTAAGGGCTGGCTCGGTGATACGGGTCAGCCTTTTTTTGTTGGGCAAAAAAAAGCCGAACGGGGTCAACCGAACGGCTCTAAGGAATAGATATCATGTCAGGGCAAGCGATCAAGCCGACCCTTCCGTATGTGATTTCATGGATGTATGTGTCTAGATAGGATTCCACTCGACCGCTTTCACACGATCGAGGGTGGTCTTAGTCGTCAATATGATAGGACTCGGCAAGTCAATAGATGTATGTGAGAGAAGTCAGGTGCAAGCTATCAACCTACACCGTCCAAGTTTTACTTAAACAATTCACTTGCTCAAGCTATTAATATCGTTTGTAAATATCAACAGGTCATTTTCAGACCCTGCATATCTGAAACCAAGCGATATAACCGTATTCACCGATGCAACGTTATCGGGTTTTATTTCGGCTCGGAACGTTTTACCCGAGAACATATCCAAGTAAATGCGAATCATCTGCTTGCCGTAGCCATAGCCTCGATAACGCTGTTTTAACGCATATGACAGACTGCCGTCATTGTGTCGTATGTAGCCAATAGGCACATCATTGACCAATACGATGTGTATGTTCTGCACGTCAATATTGCCTTTAACCCAAGCAAAGTGTTCGGTGTAGTTTACTTTGCTCTGCTTCGTAAAAAACAGCCTCGATTCGTTGTGGATGTCAAGCAATAACTGCGCGTCGGTATAAAGCGCTTTGCGTAGTCTCATTAAGTTAATCCTTTTAATAGCTGAATAGCGACCTCAATCGCTTCGGTTAATGTTTTTGGGTCAGTCGGTTTCATATCCGCGCCTTGTCTCCATTGGTTATGCTTCTCAAGGATTCGGATTACTTCGGGTAGGGTCATTTCGTTCCTTTATGATTGGCCATAAAATAGCCAAATTCGGTGTATGTTATAAGCGTCTTTCGGATTCGGGCGATACGTTCCTTGTCGGATAATTCGATGTTATACATCAAGTCGTGCAGTTTCTTTGCCTCACGGTCGGCACGGTTGTACGTTTGCTTTCGGATGTCGCTGGTCATATCCACCCCTTTCGGCTTAGGTAGTTCAACAGGCCACAAACCAATGCGAATGGAAGTAACAAAATCCAGACCATCCAACTGAATATTTCACGTAAATATCTCATCTTGACCTCCTAAACACAACATACTTTCCGGTTATTCGATAATGATTTTGCCGTAACATCAACAGCGTATCGTCCGAATCGAGTTCGTGAAACTGGACACGAAGGTCGTCAAATTCGACCTTGCAAGTCTCCTCTATGCACCTGTATTCAATAACTCGCACGTTCGGCTCGGTCGCAAAGACTCGGTAAAGGACTGCCAAAATAAGCAGTCCGATACCAAAGCCAAGAATAAGTTCATGGTACCATTTCATAAGTCGCTCCTATTCTTGTATTCTTCTCGTGTTTTATACATTGCATATGCTATGTCGTATGCGTTTTCAGTTATGTTGCTTTTATCGCATCCATTACATTCACCTAATACATCACCCCAAAAATACATACTATCACCGTCTCTTGTTTCGCAAGCCATGCCAATTATGATAGCGTTCATAGCACTAACTGCAAATTTATCAATAAGTTTCTGTTTATCTTTGTCTTTGTCGACATCATAATCAGAAATATTGAATAACTGGTCGTGCTTAAATTTTTTGGATAATGTTTTATTAAGGTATTCAAATTCAACTCTTACGGTTACATCATTGACTCGCTCAACAATACCCTCGTAACCCTTGTAGTAGTGACCGTATATTATAATAACCTTGTCGCCTATTTTGAAACTCATAACTCATCCTCCCTACACTTAGCCAGTTCCGAATTAACGACGTCCTCCAGTCGCATCGCAATCGAGGCGATACCTTGCGCCTTAGCTCGGTAGATCGCATCGTCCAATATAGACCAGATACGGTCTAGCGTTTCGGTAATAAGTTGATCGGTCTCGTTCATTGTGTCACCTCGTCTTGGTTAAATAAAGCTCTACGGACTCGCTCCATGCCCTCTATTAAGCCCTCACTTCGGGCAATGTTAATCAGGTTTTCGATAAGAATCACCTTTGATTCGGTAGTGTAATCGCTATCGGTTATGATCTCGTGGATTTCTTTCTGTTGGGGTGTCATTTCACTTTCTCCTGTATTAATTTCATTTGTTCCTGTACGCATTGCTCTAGGTACTCGACTCGTGCAACAAGTTCGCCAATATACTCTTGATCACGTTTGACACGGTACACGTGCATCTGCATCGCCTCGGGTGCGCGTGGGTCGAAGCTAATCCAGTCGCACCAGTCCCGACCTGTTACCCACATTTGGAACTGCATCTGGTCGAAATAGTCGGGCAGTTGCTTGTTGTCGAGCAGGTTATCCAAGTGATTCGATGAACTCGGGCATTTCACCTCAATCAATCCGTTTGCTCCGACCAGTCCGTCTGGGGTGCATCCGATCGTATCGGGGTAATCCGGATGGACTTGGAACTCGACCGGATAATCGACCGGCACCAGTTCGCGCTCTTTGTACGCTTCGACAGCGCTCCATTCGTTCTCTAAGCCCCATTCGACCACGCTTAACCCGCTAATGTCGGCTCGGATATCATAGCCTAATCGCGCCGCTGCGATTTCACGGGCATAACCGTAAAAGGTCAGCCCGAACTCTTCCTTGCCACGTCCTTTCGACATGATCCGCTTCGCATTAGAAGCGCTGATATAACCGCCTTGCATTGCTCCCATATTATGCTACCTCCCCAGTCGTGCTAAGTTGTTCGACTTCGGCCAATAGCCTCGTTTCGGTTTCTTTCGACACGTTGAAATGCTGGCGGATCGTCTCCAGGTCGGTCGTCTTGCTGGCTACCTTGCCGACCGCGTCAGCCCATTTCGAGTGCGATGGCGTCAGGTCGGGTTTGGTCACTTTGGGCGCTTTCGGGCGGATGCGAACAGCTTCGACCGTGTCGCCAAATGCAGACACTTCGGTCACGTACAGTTGAATCTTATGACCCGCCCAGTCCTCGATTTTCGATTGTCTTCGCGTTGGTCACGTTACAAATAAGCGGTTTCACGTCCTTTTCTGCGAACTTGACGACCATGCACGGTTCTTTGCGTCCGTTTTGCCCGATTACGTCCTCCTCGGACACGGATTTGCTCCAATGTGTTTTCATAATGTTATTCCGTTAAGTGTTAGTTAGTTGCGAAGCCGGCAATCGCCAGGGCAAGTACCGACCAAATGATAAGGCCGACGATCATGCCGAACGCGACCAGTTTTAGTTCTTCGTTAGTAGGTTTCATAGTTCAATCAGATTCGGGTTAAGTTGTTTGATTCGGTCGTAGTGTTCGCTACATATCGCAGCGATCTCGTGCGAGCCGAGCGTGTCCATCCAGTCCCATGCGTCCAGATAAGGTGGATGCGAACGGTGTAGATACGCGCGGTATGCGGTCTGTATCGCTGGGTGCCAGTCGTTCGAGTCCATCTCGTCGATACAGGCGTCGATGTCGTATTGGGTTGCGGTCATAATCTATTCCTATTTGTTTTGGTTGACTGAGACCAATATACAACGTTCAACAATATTTGTCAACAACTTTTTTTTGTTGACATACATTATTTTAATCACTATCATACAGCAGTACACAACACGAACTAAAATAATTGCTATGAAAATACCAGATAAAAACAAAATAGCGTCAGAGATCAACCGAATGATGCAAGAGAAAAGCGTATCGGTGCAGGATCTATCGGTTGCAATGAATAGCCCCCGAGCCACAATATACAATATCAAACAAGGCTGGGCGTCCTACGAAATGCTGACAAAAGCCATTGATACACTAGACAACTGGGAGGAAAAATGAAAGACTTCAAAGTAGGCGACCGCGTAAGGGCGGTTAAGGATTTCTCGCAAGGACATTTTAAAAAAGGCTGGGAAGGTAAGGTTATTAAATGGGAAGGTAAGGTTACTAAACCAGATTGCACATATTTCCCTACCATTGAAGTTTTATTTGATAATGGACAGCGATTGTGGGCATTTCCCGACGAAATCGAACTGATTGAAGATAAGCGGACTCATACATTATCAGATATAGCGAATATAGCTAATAACGCAGCACATCCCGACGAAATAGAACTGATTGAGCCCACCCTGAAACCGTTCCCTGAAATCGAACAGGCAATAGATGATTTGAATATGCACTTAAAAGGTGTAAACACCGAGCAATTCAAAGCGATATACAACTACTTCGCTCAGTTCCAATACGAGAAAACCGTTGAAGTTTTTCCCGAAGTGAATAAAGTATATGAATTTAGTATGGATGGTAAAGATTGGCAACAGGCTATGTTGATAAGTTATGCTATTAGAGGATTATTTGAGCATAATTATGCTTTATACATCCGCCCCATCCAACCAACCCGACTCGAACAACTCAAATCGAAACACCCGAATCTGAGTAATGACGAATTGATTGAACTATTAGACATTTTACTAACCCAAATGAGAGAATAATAATGACAAAAGCAGATTTAATAGAAGTACTAGATAAATATGATTCAGACTTTAATTTGGAAACAGGAGAAACAATGATTGATAAAAGCACAGACCTTCAAAATACCACTGCACCCGCCATTACTTATAGCGAGTGTTATAGCCAGCCTTTACTTATTTCCTTTTCAGGCGGCAGAACTTCGGCTTTTATGGCTCGGTTACTTATGGAATTACCGAAATACAAAAACAGTCAAAAATTGGTTGTATTTGCTAACACAGGTCGAGAAAATGAAGCCACTTTGAAATTCGTAAATGAGTGTGATAAGCGTTGGAACTTGAATGTAGTTTGGTTAGAAGCCGATGTAATTGAAGGTAAAGGAAACGGAACTATACCTAAAATAGTAACTTATGAAACTGCAAGCCGAAATGGACAACCATTTGAAGATGTGATTATGAAATACGGATTACCTTCAAAACTATACAGGCATTGTACAAGAGAATTGAAAGAAGTGCCTATTTATAAATACGCAAAAGAAATTTTAGGTTCTGATTATTTAACTGCAATTGGCATTAGAGCGGACGAAAAACACAGATTAGGAAAAAAGCCAAACTACATTTATCCACTTGCTGAATTAGGTTTTACGGAGCAAATTATACGTAATTGGTGGGATGCACAGGATTTTGACTTGGAATTAAAAGACTATCAGGGAAATTGTGATTTGTGTTTTCTTAAATCGAAGCGTAAAAAGTTAACAATCTTAAATGAAAATCCAAAAACCGCTAATTGGTGGAAAACTATGGAAGAAGCGTTTGGTAGTGAATATCAACCAAAATTTGATATGATTAACAAACTTTCAATTTCAGAACTTGTCGAATTGTCTCAAAAACCATTCAGAAAGGCTAAGGATAAGCACGAATTGAATAAACAACAGCAATCACTTTTCGAGCCTGAAATGGATGTCGAATTTGACTGTTTTTGTAAAATGACGTAGCCTTCTTTAAGGTTGCCCATAACTAATCTATATGCGAATTTTATTGACTTATTACTAACCCAAACGAAAGAACAATAATGAACGAACTAAAAATCACCGGAACCGTACAAGAACTGCTCGAACCCCAATCGGGTCAGGGCAAATCAGGCACCTGGACCAAACAGGAATTTATCCTACAAACCGACGACGACAAATATCCCAAATCGGTATGTATCGAGATCTGGGGCGATAAGGTCGAACCGCCCGAATCAGGCGACCGCATAACCGCATCGATCAACATAGAATCGCGCGAATACAACAAACGATGGTACACGAACGTGCGAGCTTGGAAGATCGAGGTCGAGCCGGGACTGGAGAAGCCGAAAGCGGTGAAGAAAGTCAAGACGAATCCGGTCGAGGATCCGGTCCAGTCGGATGATTTGCTCCCGTTTTGATGTTGCAAGAAATTGCGTATATTAGCCAATACGTTTGTCGCAGGACGTAACTGAATCTCTTACATAAGCCTTATTGGATGACCGTCTGCGACCGGCTCCGATAGGGCTTTTTTTATGGAGGTAATAATGAATGATGACACCGGATGGATTTCGATTCACCGCAAAATAACGGATAACCCGCTTTGGTTATCCGAGCCATTTACCAGGGCGCAGGCATGGATTGACCTGTTGATAATCGCCAATCACAAGCCCGGATTTATCTACGTTCGGGGCAATAAAATTCAGCTTGAAAGGGGTCAAATCGGATGGTCTGTGCAGAAGCTCGCGAAACGCTGGCGTTGGTCAGTTGGTAAGGTAAATAGATACCTAAACGAACTCGAAATAGAACAGCAGATAGTTAAGCAGAAAAACTTTGTAAGTACCGTAATAACAATAGCCAAATACAACGACTACCAAAAAAACGAAACGCAAATAGACAAGCAGACAGACAAGCAGACGGATAAGCAGACAGACAAGCAGACAGACAAGCAGACAGACAAGCAGACGGAACGCAGACGGTTAACTAACAATAATGATAATAACAACAATAAGAAGAGCGCCCCTTATTTTTTGGAAAAATTACTTGCCGACTTCCCTGATGTAAAACCAGAATATCAACTTCGCGGACTTGGACAGATTGAAATCAATACAACAAAAGCTATGATACTGAAAATCTGCGAACTGAACAGGGCGGGCGCAGACGAAGCGCGCTGGTATTATAACAAACTTGACGACGACGGATTCTTCAACCGAAAAGGCTTTCCGATGAAAGTAAACGAAATGGTCGAGGACTTGACCGACCTGTTCCGTCGCAAATGGGTCAAAAAGATGAGCGAAAAAGAATTTCGGGAGCTGAACGGATGAACAAATTCAGAACAACGCCGTTTAACGACAAGCTGGAAGAATCGATCCTGTTCGGGTGCATATCAAATCGCGAAGTAGCCGAGCTGATACTGCCGAACGTAACCGAATCACATTTTTTTAGTGGTAGCGCACAGCATCTATACAAAGCGGTTTCCAACGCGTACAAATCAGGATCATGCGACCCGACAACGGTAAGCATCGAACTAGAAAAGTCAGGACAGTTAAAAAACTACGGTGGCGAATCGGGACTGATTAGTCTTATATGGCAAGGAACTACCTACGCAACGGCAGAGTCGCACCTTGCAGAACTGCAACAGTACAAGGTCAAGCGCTCGATTATCGAAATGGCACATTCAATGATAGCCGACGCGTTCAAAGACGATGTATCTGGATTCGACCTTGCCGATCGTATTGCTGAAAGTTCGGTAAAGTTGACCGAAACAACAGGACTTCTTCAGACTGCGAGCGTTGACGAACACATACGGCGTTACAATGAACTCGATTTGCAACCGTTCCGAATCGGTGACACCGATATGCTTCAACTGATATACCATTCGGGCGGGCTTCAACCAGGACATATCGATTTGACCATAGCCGAATCAGGTCACGGAAAAACGCAATATGCGATGTACAAGACGAAACTGCTTGCATTGAACGGATATAGGACGCACTGGTTTCAGATGGAAGATTACGGCGGGCGCACTGCACTGCATTTCAAACAAGCGATCGGAGATAAGGCTGACAATATCGTGATTGTCGACAATGTGTTTGATATTGACGATATCAAACGTGAAGCGCGTCAGGTCAAACGTGAATTTGATACAAACAACATCGTAATCGACTACGTGCAGGAAATCACCACAAAAGGGCGCAGTAGGGCGGAAGAGGTTGAATCGGTCACTAGATCGCTTACATCACTTGCAAAGGAACTGGGCGTGTGTATGCACTTGACTTCTCAGATGACCGTAATAGATTCAAAGCGAAAGAACTGGCAACTTGAACCGCGTATAAACGATGTTCGCTGGTCTAAACAGCTTAAACAGGCAGCGCATGCCGTAACTGCTATATTTAGGCCGTATGTTGTTGAAGGATTAGCCGAAGAGGATGACGCAATAGACTGGAAAGGCGATAAAATAAACAAGAATCTAGTGTTTTGCCGTAACATCAAAAACAGGTACGGCGAACAAACACAGAAACGATTTGAACTTATACAAACTACTAACGGCCTTGTAAATTACAGTGCATGGATGCAGGATAACTATAACCGCAACAACGCACACCGACTAACTGAAATACCAACACCATTTTAATTTACACCACCATGAACAAATACCAACTTTACGAACAGTACAAGCAAAAACTACAACGGCTCAATCTGGACCCGAAAGTATACGAGCGGTTGATCCGAGCGTATTGCAGGAGGAATAGGATATGAGCAACTGGAACCGACCCAAACGCGAAGCACGTCCGACCCGCGCGATGATCGACGCACTATACGGAACGACCGACATCACCAAGCCGAAACCGATAGAACTGCCAGACCGTCAAGTAGTAGATGTAATACTAGACAAGCAACCCAAATATACTACGGATTCGCTATTTGACCCACCAAATTCTACGCAGGACGGCTTGAAACAAAATAGTCGACACAATACTCGACTAGAAAAAGATAAGCGCTTAGAAGCGAAATCTAAGCGAAAATCTGCGAGCCAATCCGAATGGAAAATCCAAGCTTCGATGGTCGCCTGGTTCGGTCGAAACTTTCGGGACCAACGCGATTTGCTATGTGCGAACAACAATAACTCCCAGAACCGAATCGCCGGCGCCCGAAACAACATGATCGGAATCCGAAGCGGTCGGCCAGATTTGACCCTGTACTGGTCTGGCCGTGCGTATCACATCGAAGTAAAGACACCTAATGGAAACCAGTCCGAATCGCAGCGTGAATTTCAACGCCTTAATCGTACGGAGCAAAGATGAATTTATCGAACTGATTCGGTTTATCACGGGTCGGGAATGTTCGGACGATACAGCAGAATCGTAAATTGTAAAACGCAAACAGCAGAATAAGGTCGAAAGTGTAAACTGTAATCAACAAAATCAATCCTGAATCTATGAGGTAACTAGCTATAATGAACGAAATATACTTCACTAAGTACAAAAACAACCCATAATGTTGCATATTTCATACTAAAATCAACCATAACAACCCAAAATTGAACTATTATGAGCTACAACACCGCAGAAAACTACCCGTTGCCGTTCGCATTTAACGGCAAAGACGAAGACAAAAAAGAAAAAAAGGAACGCATGGAACTACATAAACACCCATTGACGGCATTGAACGTAGGCGAATCGTACTACTACGGCCAAGAAGTCCGAAAAGATCTGAATTACTACCTGATCATGCTTCGTAAACGTGGCAGACAATTCAAAGTCGACAGTAACGCACGAACGTACACGAGAATATTGTAAATAATTATTATATTAGAACCTCCAATTCAAACCAAATCTAATCGATATGGGTACACCAGACGCAAAGTTTACGGCGCTAATAGAGTCCTATATGGACGAAATGGTCGGCAAGGAGTTTTCAAATCGGACGCTTGCCCGAAAAATACTCGAAGAGAATCCGGATAGGTTCGACAACAACCCAAAAGAATTAGAACGTATCAGAACTGCAATACGTTACCGAAGAGGCGCAAATGGAAAGGATAGGCTAGATAACTACAAGCGTATCGACTTGTTTAAACGCGACGAGCAGAAACCCAGTGAATATATGGCTCAGTTTATGGCCAAAGCGGTCGAGCCGAAAGAACGCGAATGGAGACTGCCCGAACATCACCGACGCGTTCTAATCTTATCCGATTTGCACATCCCGTATCACGACGTCGAAGCAATCAACGTCGCATTGGATTACGCGTACAAAGATGGTATCGACGCCATCTACTTAAACGGCGATGTTATCGACTTTGCGCGTATCAGTCGATGGAAAAAAGACCCGTCAGCACCGACCGCAAAAGTCGAAATAGATACGGTCTACGAGTTCCTGTACGGGCTAAAAGGCTTTGACATACCGATTTACTACAAGATGGGCAATCACGAGGACAGGTGGAACGATTACTTGCTCCAGAACACCCCCGAACTGCATGACATCGACGCGTTTCAAATAAAATCGGTACTCGGACTAGATAAGCTCGAAATCGAACTGATCGACTCGAAAGCACGCGCACATTTCGGCAAGCTACTGGTCATTCACGGACACGAATTCGGCGAATCGTTTTTCAGTCCGGTCAATCCGGCACGTGGACTGTTCCTAAAGGCAAAGACGAGCGTACTGGCAGGGCATAACCATCAGACATCGACTCACCACGAGAACGACCTGAACGGCAAACCGACCGCAACATTCAGCGTTGGTTGCCTATGCGATTTGAGTCCGGACTATCGACCGTATGCGTTTACGAAGTGGAACGTCGGATTTGCTATTGTCGAAATCGAAGAAGACGGATTCTTCACGGTTCATAACAAGCGGATTATGAACGGGCGGGTCAGGTAGTTGCCAATCTTACCAATAATAACTAACTTACTCCATGACAGCATCCGACTTCATCAACGCCAATCTGGACTGGTTCGACTCCGACGAGGTCGACGAACTGATACGGCAAGGCGTTGTTTGTTGCGGTGCGTATAATAGTGAACATTGTAAATGTCCGAAATGATAACAGGCAGACCACCACATTACGAAACCCCCGAAGAACTCGTATCTAAGATTGATGAGTACTTTAAAATTGGTGTAAAAAAACGTACTGTTATTATCGGTAAAGGTGATAACCGAGAAGCCATAGAAATCGAGGTTCCTACAATCTCTGGGTTATGCTATTATCTTGGTTTTGAATCGCGTCAATCGTTTTATGACTATGAAAAAAGAGATAACTTTTCTTACATAATAAAAAGGGCGCGTCTGTTTATCGAAGTTGAATATGAGGAAGCGTTACAATATGGCAATGTTACAGGGGCTATATTCGCACTTAAAAACATGGGATGGAGAGATAAGACAGAAATCGACCACACCACAGCAGGAGACAAGGTAAACAGCTTCACCGTTACCGTTGTCAATAAACCCAATGGAAGTTAATTGGTTATACCAAGCAACAGCAGATTGCCCGACTCCGATACTGGTACACTCGGGAGGATCATCAAGCTCAAAAACTTACTCGGTAATGCAGTACCTTTTCACGGTCGCATCGTCACAGCCTAACAAAGTCATAACCGTAGTCGGTCAGGATATACCGAACTTGAAAAAGGGTGCTATTCGTGACGCAGCGAACATTGTCGCAACGAATCCATTTTTCCAGCAACAGATTGAATCATTTAATCGAAGCGAACACTTGTACCGTTTTGTAACGGGTAGTATTATCGAGTTTACCAGTTACGACACGGAAATTGACGCACGATCTGGAAAGCGGACGCATTGTTTTATCAACGAAGCGAACGGAGTCGGATATGAGATATTTGAGCAACTTCGCATCCGTACAACAGAACTGATGACGATTGACTTCAATCCATCCGCCTCATTTTGGGCGCACGATAAACTACTCGGACGCGATGATGTGACTTGGGTAAATTCTACCTTTCGCGACAACGCGTTCATAAACGAATCGGTCAAACAGGCTATTCTATCCTACGAACCCACGCCCGAAAACATCAAGCGTGGCACGGCGAATGAATACCGATGGAAAGTATACGGACTGGGCGAGGTCGGACGGCTGGAAGGGCTTGTATTCCCTGATTTCAAAGTCACATCGGAGTTCCCGAGCGAATACAAATGGCGCACGTTCGGTATGGACTTCGGATACACGAACGACCCGACGACGTTAATCGAAATCCGATACGCACACGGCAATCTGTACTGGCGACAACATATATACGAAACGGGACTGACGAATCCCGACATATCGAAGCGACTTGCTGAAATCGGTCACGAGTCAAACGAGTTGATCATTGCCGACTCGGCCGAACCGAAATCCATCGAAGAACTGCGTCGAATGGGCTGGCACGTCCGACCCGCCGTAAAAGGGTCCGACTCGATTATGAACGGAATCGACGCAATGAAGCGCTATCCGATCTACATCCATTCGGGCAGTAAGCAACTGATTGAAGAGTTCGGGTCCTACACGTGGAAAAAGGACAAGAACGGAAACGCATTGAACGTACCGATAGACGCGTATAATCACGGAATCGACGCAGGTCGATACGCCGTATCAATGAAAATCAACCGGCCTCAAAAAACGCTTGAAATATTTTACGGTTAATTTTGTATTTTACGTTAAATTTCATTAAACCCTTACCGCTATGGATAGACGCATATCGTTACAGCTTGCTTCGGGACTGCAAAAAGCGCTCGGTCGGCGTTCAAGAATGGCCAATATTGTCAACTCGCAACTGTTCCGAACGTCCTACGGTATCGCACCGATTGCGTTCGATGACGAGCCGGAGAAGTACATCGATGAGGGTTACAGCTATAACCCCGACGTCTATTCGGTCGTAAACGGTATAACAGGGGCGGCGTCGAGCGTTCCGGCGGTAGTGCATGAAGTCGTTGACGAAAAGTCCGCGCGTGAATACTACCAGGTTAAGAAGAACAATCGACACCGAGGGAGCGCGCGCGTACAGGAGCAATCGTACAAGCTTAGAAAGAAAGCGTTTGAACTTGCCGACCCCGAATCGGACTTGGTTAAGTTGATCGATACGCCCAATCCGCTCCAAAGCTGGCCTGAGTTTGTCGAAAATGTAATCGGATTCAAAAAGATTACGGGAAACAGCTACATTCACGGCAATGAACTTAGCGACGGGCGATTCGGTGAACTTTGGCTGATGCCACCGCAGTTGACCCAGATTGTAGCGGATAAGTCGACCGAGACGATTATCAAGTCGTACATTTTGGATATTTACGGCTACAACCAACCGATTCCGGTCGAAACGGTATTGCACCTAAAACATTGGAACCCTGATTACACCGTACCTGGTTCACATCTGTACGGCATGAGTCCGCTCAAAGCAGGTCGACGAAGCGTTATCGCATCGAACGAAGGATTGATGGCGATATCGAAAGCCTTATCCAATTCGGGTGCTAGCGGTATGTTGTACCCGAATGACCCGGATATTACCGAACTGACCACCGAACAACGCGCACAGTTACAGCGTTGGTTCGACCAGAACAAAAAAGGTTCGGAAAACTACAAGTCGGCATTAATTACAACGGCTAAGATGGGATGGACTCCTTTCGGGATGAGTCCGATCGACTTGGAAATAATCGAATCGCGTAAGATGACGACGCGTGATATTTGTAATATCTACAAGTATCCGAGTGCCCTATTGAACGACCCCGAAACGAAAACAAACGCAAATGTAGGCGAGGCACGCAAGCAGTTGTATCAGGATGTCGTTGTACCCGAATTGGAGCATTTCTATTCGAGCTTGAATCGTTGGCTAGTACCGAGGTTTGACAAGGTGTCGGGCAAAAAGTATCATATCGACTATGACCTAAACGCGGTCGAAGCGCTTGCGGATGATATGAAAGAAAAAACCGAATGGCTCAATACGGCGTGGTGGATTCCACCGAATCGTAAACTTGAAGAAATGAACTTCGAAACGATGGAAGACCCAGCATTTGACCAACCGTGGGTACCAATGAACCTAGTGCCGTTGTCTGACATACTGGCTTCACCCGACTTGACCGAATCCGAAAAAGCGTTGTTAATTTCAGAATATGAGCGAAACCGTTAAGCGCATCCAATGGAAGCAGTTCGACCGTAAGCGTTGGCAGTTCGAACGTTGGGCGCAGGGCGTGTTCAGAAAAGCGTTACTGGCTACTATCCGACCGATTACCGAAGCGGACAGCGCCGAACAAGCATTACAACGAGTCGACTATTTAGACGGCGGTGCAATCGAACAAGCGTATTTAGACGTCTACGGTCGAGTAGGTTCGTGGTTTGCCTTAGACGCGCAGAAATCGCTTAAAAGTTACGGCGCGGTATTCCAGACCAAATCGGATGAGACGGTGTTTGATCGTAGAATGCGAAATTACGTCGCTATAAACCTACGCGACCGATTGCAAGGTGTATTGGACACTACAACGAATCGAGCAATACGGAAACTATTCGAAGGCATACAGAACGGCGACGGAATCGAAGTAATTGCACGCGAGATGGTTCGAGCCGGTTCGGGGATAGCGGATGTAAAACGCGCTAGGGTAATCGCAAGGACTGAAATCATATCCGCATCGAATAAAGGCAGTTTAGAGGGAGCAAAAGATACGGGCATACCGCTCAAAAAGGAATGGCTGGCGACTCGGGATAATAGGACGCGAATCGAACACGCCGAAGCGGACGGACAAGCGGTGCTGATGGATGAGGACTTTATCGTTATGGGCGAAGAGATGGAATACCCGGGCGATCCATCCGGAAGCGCGTCGAACGTGATCAACTGCAGATGCACCCAAATATACCGACCGTTAGTATGATAATCATTTTCACCTACAACCGACCCGAAATGCTACTTCGACTGCTTCGGGAATGCCCGGCAGGTGAGCAGGTTATCGCATTGGACGACGGAAGCACCTACGACCCGAGCGAACACATGAAGTTATGCCATTACATCCGAACGCAACATTGGGGTAAGACTGGATTTTGGGAGAAATGGCAGTATGCGTTTGATTTGTGTCGCAACAGTACGGACGAATACTTTACGTTCTTAGCTGACGATATGCGAGAGGTCGAATGGCATCGACTTGCACGCATACCGGACAAACTATACGCGCAGAACCTGATGTTCGAACGCGGACGGATGCGAGACTGGACGGGACTGGGCGGTTTCGCTACTAGCTTCAACGATGAACCGCACTATCAGGTAGGCTATGTCGACTGCTCGTATCATACCAACCGAATGACATTGGAGCAAATCGAATGGAAGCAGGACGAGGTTACATGGGAATGGTTCCGAGCGGGTCCGAACATATCGAGCGGCGTCGGGCATCACCAGTCGTGGCGATTCGTACACAACAGAGTGCCTATGTT